TATTCCATTTTACCACCACTGGCTTGAACAGTTTCTAGAATATTTTTTAGTTCTCTTTCTGCACCCTCTCTTCCTAATTCATCTAATCGAGTGATAGGAGGTGGTGGAATCACCCCTTCTTGAATAGCACCTTGAGTTCTCTCTGCATTTATTTCGTTAATACGAACTTTAATAAGATTATTTGTATCAACAAACAAAGGCACTTCGTCTGGACTTGTTTTAGAAATTATATCGTCCGCGACTTTTTTGAAACTAGAATAAAACGCATCTGATGCAATAAAATTAGATAGCTCTCCTACTGTGTGCATGTACGATTCTTTTGGATTTCTTACTTCACCGAGTATGGTTCTGATAACTTCGTTATCCACTTTAGATTTGTTAAGAACAGCAGGATTAAGTCTTACAACTGGAACAGTCCGAGCAGAGTATGCCGTGCCTCCAGTAGAATATTTTATATTTTTATATTTTTTTGTAACATTATCTATGTATCTTTCGGCTTGTTGTCTACTAAGTTTAGTTCTGGTTGGCTCTCTTGTTCTCAACCCTTCTCTGAATCTTGTGATAAAATCATTATCTATTCTTAAGTTTTCTGCATCACCTGCTAAAAACTTCTGAACATGTTTTATGTCCACACCTCTACCATCAACAATCTGATCTACCAACTCGTCTCTCATTTCTTTTGATAACTTAAAATTATCGTCATTAAATATTTGATATTGTCTTGATAGATATCCACCGTTACTTATATTTTGTTTAACTTGTTCTCTGAATTGTTGTTTGGACATCAAACCACTCACAGATGTTTCTGGTAAACTTTTGGCAGCACCTGTTTCTATAACTCTTTCTGACAAGTCATCAATAATTTTTTTAGCGGCAATGTAACTATCAAGCAATGGTTTAGGTAATTCAACAAGATCATCTCCAGCGCCCTCAAGGACATCCATAAAATTATTAATTAGTTTTTGTTTTGTGAAGTCTGGTAATCTTCTATACTCTGCAAACTCTGGTGATTTTAAAGTTCTCTCTATCTGTTTATCAACAGCTTCCAATGCTTTTTCTGCTTTTTTAATATCACCTTCAATGGCTGGATTAACAAGAGATTTTACTCTAGCTACATCACCTGGTAAAAAAGATCTATATCTAAAGGCAGACAATGCTCTTGTCACGGCTCTGTTCAATGTGTTTATTTTGCCTGGGTCTGAGAACTCACCTCTTAAAAATTTATCTTCTTGTCTTCCTATGGCTTCGGCTGCTTTCTTTGAAGCACCTCTTAAAACTCTTGAACTTACCCCAGCACCTGCACCTGCTCCAGCACCATACGCCGCACCAGTTGCAATTTTCCCAAAATCAAAATCTTCTAAATCTTTTCCTTGTGCCGCCTCATCAAAAGCTGCTACCCCAGCACCAATAACAGAACCTGGGACTGCAAGACCCACTTCTCTTGATGTAGCCGCACCAATCTTAGCAGAAGCATTAAAGCCTGCACCAATAACTGGAGGTAAAACGCCTGCGAGAATAGAACCAGTAATACCATGTGCCACTATTTTATTATACATTCTAGCAGCGGCTTTTTCTCTACCTTCTAGTCCTAATAAATCTGTGGTTGCAAAGAATGGACCGTATCCACCTTCGAAAAAATCTCCTAATGATTGTGTGCCATCTGTCGCTACAACAGCATCCACTGCTCCAGCAGCCGCGAACTGTTGTGCCGCCAATCCTAACTTCTGACTCTTGGACAAACCTTTCATTTCTAAAGGTTGCTTTGTAATTTTCATTGTTTTTAAAGAACCTGGATCGGCTCTCATCTTGTCTGTGCCTCGTGCCAACTTACCGAGTTTACTAAACTTTGATACGGCAGCCGCGGCTCCAATACCTGGAACACCAAACTGTATTAGACCTTCTGTTATCTTACCAGCGGCACCTGCTGGATCAATACCAAGATCATCTCTCATTTTGTTAAATCCACGAGTCACGGCATCTGTATAATTAGTGCCTGCACCGAGATCAATAACAGTCGTAATAGTTTCCGCTATACCTTGTGGTATGGCAATTAAACCAGAGGCAGCGCCCTCTGCTATCTCTTGTAAAGTTCCTTCATCCTCTGGATTAAGATAATCGCTTGTTCCTTCTTCTGCTTCAGCCTTAGTGCCAGAAGAACCGAACATCATTCTTACACGCTCTGCTGCCTCATCTTCGGAAAGCTGATCTACAAAAAAATAAGACTTTCCATCTACTATGTAATTAGGCATTGATTATCCTATCAAACCTTCTGAGTTATATTTTTCTAGTAAAGAAAGTCCCGTTTTTTTGTCTTTTCTTTCAAGAGTAGGTAAAACATCCTTTGGTATAGCCTCATATTTAATTGCTATGCCTGGTATTCTATTTTTTAATCTTCTTACAAATGCGATAGTGTCATTAAATTGTTGATAAGGATCATTAGCATTTTTCTGTAATAACTCTTGTAAAGCGTATGCCTCTATACCAAACTGCTTCTTAATACTAGCGTCTAATTGATCGTAGCCAGTTGGTTTAAGCACAGATCCTACAGTGCCTGTTATTGCAAAATTTTCTCGTGTTTGATTAAACTTACTACCTGCTTGTAGTCCTGTACTTTTACCAGCGACTAAATCATTCATATATGCAGTGATATTTTTTTGTGCTTTTTCAGTAAGATCATATTGTTCTATGTATCCTGGCTCTCCAAAAGGTATCTCTGGTTTGCTAGGATCTTTTAACTTTATTTCTCCTTGCATTTTAAGAAGTTGAATTACTTCTGGCTCTGCTTTTGCAAGACCTAATCTATAAGTTTTGTTAACATTATCTTGCGTAACGGCAAGACTCTTTTCTTTAAATTGTAAATCGGCAGCGGCAGATAATACATTCTGATTCCATTTAAGTGCGGTCATTGTGGTATTAAATTTATCTAATGCTTTTTTCTTTTCATCACCCACAAGCGTTCTATTTATGTTTACAATACCTTCCATCTTTTGAAGTTCTAAAGTTCTTTTTGCAAGAGCTTCTGATTTTGCATCTTTCAATAAATTGTACATAGTCGACCTTGCTTCTTTTCTGTCTTCTCTCAACTGTTTGCTAAGTCTATTAACATCTTGTCCGTAGCCTTGCAGTCCAACTGCAAAACCTTTTGCTATATTTGATATGGCGTTTGGACTTTCACCAGCTGCGATTGCAAGACCAGCTTTCATCATATTTAAAAAGATAGACGCTTTTCGATCTTCTTCAAATTCACCTTCTAACTCTTTAGGATCAAACCCTAATAATTTTATTGCATCGTCTTGTACGTCTGCAAGAGTAGGTTCTTTTCCCTGTTGATTCATTTTTGCTACGAGTGCATCTACATTTTCATTCAAGGTTTTCCCACCGACTTTTATGTCGTCTGCACTTGCAAGACCAGCAGATACTTTTGCTAATGCTGATGTCACCTTATCAGATAATTGTTTTGTTTGGCTTTGAAAACCACTTAATATATTCACATTAGAATCTAATGTATTATCTTCTGTTCCAGCTTGTTTTACAGGTTGACCAAAGTCTGGTGTCACCATGTCAGCGTCAATCGTTTCACCGTCATCAACTTTTTCTGTTGTTGTTTTTTGAGAAATCTTACCAGTGCCTGGACTAAGGTCATCAACAACTTTACTTGCTTCTTTTATTTTTTTAGTTTTTAGTGCAGCTTCTTTTAATTTTTGTAAATTAGTTTTTGGATCTACTTGTCCTTCAATGCCTGCTTTAGTAATCCCTTCAAACTTTTCGTCTGATCCAAATATGTTACCAATTTGAGATTGTCTGGAAGTTGGAATCGTATTCGTAAAGATAGGCATGTCTTGAATAACGGCAGGTGGAGCACCTGTCACAACTGGATTAGCGTTAGCACCACTTATGAGACTAGCTCTCATTATATTCGGTCCACTTGACATAATACCACTAGGTTGGTTGTTACCCATACCAGGTATTCTAAACATAGGTCTATTAAATACACTCATTATGCCGCCCTCGGTCCACCAAAGAAATTACCAAATCCACCAGCTTGTCCTATTGCTCCAAGACCCGCGATCCCTAGACCAAGCATCTGCGATCTTCTACTTGGAGGTGGTGCTGTCTGAGTTGAAAAAGTTTGTTGTAAAGCTGGAACTCCTCTGAATATATCTGACATGAATCCAACTTGTTGGAAAGGCAACGCTTGTGCAGCAAGTCTGTTTGCTCTTAATACATCAAGCTCTCTTTGTCCTTGTTGTTGTTGCAGACCTCCGATACCCAACAATGTGTTGATATCTTGAGTCGCCATCTGTTGTCCTAGTTGTCCGAGTCCTGCTTGTGACACTCCAAGTTGACCAACTAATTGTGACTGTCTTAGTCTTTGATCTGCTGCTTGTTGTGCTAATTGTTGTGCTTGTTGAAAACCTTGAGTTCTTAATTGTGAACCAGTTCTTGCTTGTTGATCAAGCACATTTCCTATGATTTCACCTTCTGCAATAGCTTGTCTTGACCCACCAAAAGCACCTGCACCTGCAGCTCTTTGTCCAAAGTCAGAGAGTTGTGCTCTTCCTTGTTCTGCAATATCGTCATATTGTTGTTGGATAACCTGTTCTTGAAATGGATTCATAAAATCTTGATAAGAGGTAGGATCAAAACCTGCACCAGCCGCTCCCATAATTCCTTGTTGAATCGCTCCACTACCTTGTCTCAAGAAAGGCTGAAACGCACCTACTCCACCCAAGGCATTTGAAATAGCAGCTCTTTGTCCTTCTGAAAGTCCAGCAACTTGTTGTTGCTCAAAAGGCATCATTGAGCCTTCACCAGTTAAGGCTTTGGCACTCGCAAATATATCTGCTAAAAATTCTTCTTGGAATGGTGCTAGTCTAACGGTTTGTTCTTGCGTTTGTCTTATATTTTGATCTGCCATTATGCTACCCTCTCTAGTTCTGACATCATATCATACATTCTAGCGGCTCCAACATCTCTGTCTCCACCACCAGCACCTCTTACTGCTTTAGCAGTGAGTACAAACTCACCATCAGATAACATTGCTGGAACAGAATCGCTTGTTCCAGTGCCAGGTCCCTCGACTTCTCCACCATCAGCCAATGTTTCTGCACCTTGTCTCTCTCTTAAAGTTTTAAAATATTCTGCTCTTTCTTCTTCATCATCTAAATTAAATGTCTTTCCATCAATAAGACCAGTCCCTAATCTAGTTCTTCCCACTGGATAAGGTCTTCGAGTCATTGATTTCATTTCTGGTTGTTTTTCATCCTCTGATCCAAGAGCCGCCAAAGTTCCTAATCCACCTAATGTTAAAATGCCAGTTGGACTTGTAGCAAAATCTTTTATTGTGCTCATAATTCCACTTGGAGCACCTGCTGATTTTACTGCTGTTACTGTCGAAGGATCAAATATCTCAGGTCCAGTAATGTTTGCAGCAGAACCAGTCACGCCTGCCGTTCCAGAAGTAGATGTGGCGGCAGGTCCAAAAAATTTACTACCTGCATATCCAGCAATGCCACCCATTAATCCAGCTTTCAAAGCATCCTCTGTATCACCGCCTGCAACCAAAGTGCCTATACCAGTCCCCAAAGCAGTGCCAAGAAAAGGAGAGCCAAACGAAAAGCCTATCGCACCACCTATGATTGGTGCTGCTTTTTTTAAAATTTTTGTAAAACTTCTAAATATTCCCATATTACCTACTATAACATCTATGTTACAACTTTAACAGTACCATTATCATTAAATAATGCACCACTCTCAAGTCCAGTGGCACTTGTTGGTAGATCTGTCAAAGTAATCTTTGTGCCTCTAAGTTCACCTGGATTCTGTAATTGTGTTACCAACTGACTTAAACTTCTTACTAAATCGTTAAAATACTGAACGTCATATTCATCTGGTGGCAACGAAAAGGTTGGTGGTACAAGTTGTCTGCTCATCTATCTCCATCCGCTCTTAAATCTACTCTTGGTGTACCAAGTCTCCAGTTTACACCTTGAGTTGTGCTTTCTACTCTAAGACCAAATGATCTTCCACGCAACCTTAAATGATTAAGTTCCGTGGTTGATGATACAGTATTCGTGGATGTTTTAACAAACCCACCACCTGGACTACGTTGTGCTTTTAACGAAAACACAGCTTGTTTGTTATCATTACTAATATCAGAATCACTGTTATCAAAACTAACATCTGGTATCATACGTCTTAAAAAGACAAACTGATCTCCATCTTGAATGTCGATCGGACTAGATTCGATAAATGATGTAAATGCAGTGCCATCATTATCGTTCCCTTTTTCATGGTTGTAAACAAGATTAGAATCTGTTGCCATCGGATATTGATATACTCCTCTGTCTATCCAAGAGCTTCGTGCGAGACTACCAACATACCAAATTTTTTGATCATAGTTGTACACAACATACTTATCATTTTCTCCAGTGCCACCATTTGCTACTGCATTTGTCTGTGATGGGTAAAACCAAAACACTTCTCCAAAAGCAGAGTTGACACCTGCATATACTTTATCAGATTGTGTTTCGTTAAAATCTTGAAATACATGATCTCTTACAGAACAAGGGATAACTTGCACACGACCATCATAAATATAAAAACGATCATACCCCATCCAAAATACTGCGTCACCTACAGCCACTGCCGCATTAAATCCTCGAACAGTAATATTACTTGCGAGTTGATTAATCCCAAAAGTAAATGGTGCTCCTATAAACTGCATACTGTGGACAGAAGTATCTGTTAGAATAATTACTTCTCTTCTTGTTTTAACAGCAGTAACAATTTCTGATCCAGAACCAACTCTTAAATCACCTGCCGTATTCGTTGCAGTTGGTGTCCAAAAAAATGGATTTTCTTGTGAACTAAACCTAACTAATAATCTGTCTTGTACAGTTTCACCTATAGGATTTGCACCAAAACAAATAACATGACGATCTCTTTCAGAAACAATAACTTTTCTTGATTTCGTAGGCGCGGCATCAGATAGCTCTATTAAATTTTGTGCTCGTGTTGTTACACCATTAGATTTGTCCCAATAAAAAACAAATCCATCTCTTTGATTAAAAATCAAATCTTCCCCAAAATTATCTTGTGACCATAAACGTAATGATCCTCCACCCACAACATCTGAAGATGCTAAACCCCAACCATCTGCACCCCAGGTTCCAGCACCCCATCCAGAACCAGGTACAACTGTATTAATACCTACGTTAAGTTGGTATTCTGCATCTGCTGATCCAGCACTAGACTTAGTTGCGGCTGCATTTGCACTTAATGTTATGACATAACTATTCTCATCTGTAATTGATGTAATACTAAACTCATTATTAAGTTGTGTGTTAAGACTTGTATCACCAGTATTTGCATTACTAAATGTTACAAAATCTCCAGCAATAGCACCATGCGATGTGTCATTAACGGTTACACTTGTACTTGAAGTAGATGATGTGAAAGTTATAGCCATATTTTATCCATCTATTACAACTGTTTGACCACCTGTACTAGCACCTGAATCTGAAACAACATTACCACTTATAGTAACAGTACCAACTTCACCTGTGCCTTGTAAACTTGTGTCCGAAGGAGGTGTGTTATCATCAAGATCTATTGTAGCAACACCTACTTGACCTAATCCAATAGAAAGTAAACCTGAATCTGGATTTCTAGCTAACACAGATACCACTTGTTGTGGATCTATGACTGCCGTTCCTATTGCTCCAGTTCCAGCATTACCAGAAGGCGTAGCAGTTACAGTTAGACCACCTAAATCAAAAACAGTCACACCACTTACAACTTTTCTTCTTAATGGTGTAATGTCGTTATATCCTTGAGACTCCTCTATGTAAAACTTTTGTTCAGTTCCAACACCTAAATATTTGTTGCCTTCTAAATTTGCCCAAGCATGAAGAGATCGTGATGTACCGATGAAGGTAGATAAACTATACTTTTCCCAACCACCAAGTTTTTCTGGATAACCAAATCGAAAACGAATTAAATCGCAATCGTTCCAACCACCTTTGTTTGAATAAGATGTTGTCTCTTTATTTATTCCTGGTCTGAACTTTAAAGACGTTATTGGCACAATTAAATCTCATCTGGAAAATCATAAATTGGTGCTTTACCAGTTGGTTGACCATCTTTATCAACTGGTATGTCAAATAATGCCATAAATTCTGTTAAATTAGAACAATTATTAATAGCTGTTTCAATAGAATCACATTTTGTTCTAACAGCATCTCGATATGTTGTTACATCACTAGGTATCGCTGTGTCTTTTTCAGATTTACGAGTTATCATCCAATCATGTTTATTTAATTTTTCTTGTGTTGCTGTTTTTGTTTGAGCAACCCAAATAGATTTTAAACCAAGAGTTACTAATTGTTTGCCCGTATTTAGATCTATTATTGCTTTTCCCTCTTCGTCAACTTCATTTACATCTGTAAGACTTTTTTCTATTAAAGATCCGTCTGCTTTTCTGCTTGAATAAAATCTGTTATCAAAAGGTTCTTCTGATTTAGGTGGGTCTTCCCATGTTAAGCCTTCTGCTGTCTTTTTTTCACTTGACCATTTCATCCATGTTGCAGGATGTTGAGTGCCATCATCTGCTATCCATGATTTATTCTCTCTTATTTCTCTTCCATTATGTTTCCAAGGCATATTATCTCCTATCTTGCATTACTAAATTTAAATGGATTTTCTGCAAAAGCCAAGTAAATGTATGTTCCACTACTAGCGTTTTGGGAGGAATCTGTATTCCTAATTCTAAAGCCATTACTAAGCATATCCATGCCATTTCCACTCTCAGCATTTGCTGAATCTGCGTATAAATTACCACCAAAAAGATCTGTTGAATTTGCAGGAGATCTTCCAGAATCATTTATGTACCAATTACCACTTGAGTCAGTTCTTTTTGTTATAATCCAAGCAGGTTCAAATCCAGTATAGATAAATGTGCCAGCTGTTGAACCATTACCAACATATCCACCAATTCTACAATATCCTTCCACATTAGCAAAACAATACATAACATAAGTTGCAGTATTTTGATTCACTGTGCTATCTGTACCAATAGAAACCACACTTGTTGTTGGTGCTGTATTATTAAATGAACCACTATTAGTGCTAAATGCACCAGAGTCAAAATAAAGTTGTCCAGTAAAACCACTTATATCTTGTCCAATGACCCAATTAGGAACACTTGCACCTGTACGACTTTTTATAATCACCATACTAGGTGCCACACTTAATCCATGTTTCAAAGTTCCTGCACTACCCGTTCCAGTATACGTCAGAATACTAAATCCTGATGTTGTGTTTGCTTGAAACACGGAGTCTATCGTGCCAACACCAGTTGAACTTGCATCGTTTGTTGTGGTCGTACCACCATTAGCTTTCCATATCCAATCTACTAAGTTAAAACTTGATGCCCAATCATTTGTGTTAAATTCTAATGATGAACTAGTTGGTGGTTTGTACCAATTACCTGTAGTTTCTAAGTTTGTCGTATTCGGAATTAAAACTTGTGTAGAGCCATCAACAATACCTCTTGAACTGTCAATCGTATAATGACTGTAAGCAGAATTTCTTACTTTTTCCCATATCCAGTCTGCTTTAAAATTAGCAGGCGTGGAACCTCCACTTGAACCATGTCCAACTCTAAGAATGTTCTGAAAATGGTCATCTGCTTGTGTGCTTGTTTGAGGTCCAATAGTGGGGTCTGGTAGATTAGACGAGCATAACGCTAAAAAACCTGTTGGTGGAGCATAAAAAAAATCGCCTACACCATTTGCATCTGCGTTATTTTGTCTAGTTTTGTTTCCCGCAAAACTACTGTCTTGCCCAAAATTAGTAACAGACACATAAGAATTTGAATATTGTGCCAATATAAAAAAATATTCTACACCAGTTGTTAATGTTGTAGAATGATTTGTTCCAGAAGATGGATTACCATCAGTGCCTCCATCTTCAGCCCAAAAAGCATTGTTAAGTCCATAATAAACTTTTCCATTATCTGCATCATATGCTATTGAAACAATATCTCCTGCATTATAACTGTATGTATTTGCTATCAAAACATTGTTAAGGTTTTTCTCTATTCTTGAGGCAAAATCTCGTCTTGTTACATAAATGGTACTATCACCATAAGTTGCAGTTGCAGGATTTTGTTTTGCCATACTATCAGTTTTTACCCCTTGAAGACCTAAACCAAAATCATGTGATAATGATGAACCAGCAGTTTTTACATAAACTTCTATATACCATTTACCACTTGTAGGAATATTTATAGTTGAACCAGTTGCATTATAATTATAAAGAGAAGATGTCCATTGAAGATTGCCTTCTGTAAATGTTTGACTTGATGCACCCTCTCCAGACCTTGAGGGAAATAATGTTGCAAAGTTATTCTCAGGACTATCTTTCACAAAATCAGTTGACGCAACATTGGAAGATTTGGTTAGATGATTACCAGAACCAGAAGAATCAGCGATTGTATTATTAGGTTGATCTGTTCCAGAACCATAAGGGTCTGTTCTTGAACTACCAGTCGTGTTTAAATCAGAAGCGTTAAAATCTAATCTAAAGCCACCTGTACCAAAGTAAGTATTACCATCTTCATAAAATTCTATTTCGCTTACATGAATGGACTCAGATGCGTTAGGCGTAATAACAACCCAATGATAAGTGAAAGCTGTGTCGGTTGTAAAACTACTAATAGTTTCTTCAGATACCATAGTTGTATCAGCAAAGTACCTCAAAGAGCCTCTTTCACCATTTGTACTTATAAGGTTGTCATTTACAGATGAAGAAGTAAATAGTAAAGTTCCATCTGTAGAATTGGATGGTGCTCCATTTTTACCATAAAGTTTCACAGTGAATGTACTTGCACCACTACCAACAAACCCAAATTGAGTTGGAGAATATAAAATAAACCCTGTTATTGTTTTTGAACTTCCCCAATTTTTCCCTATATATCCTGTAGCTTGACCACCACTTGTCGCCGCAGAATCAGCATAAGACTCAAACCTATTTCCGTCAAAAGCACCTGCTAATCCACCTTGACTGGTCAAATCACCAATAGCTGTCCCAGTATCTTGTGCTATTAAAGATGGCTTTGTTGCATACTCTTTTGGAATCCAAACTCCATTCTTTGATTCGCCAAAAGCTGTTGGGTCTAGGGCATGACCATTAACGTAGACATTATAAGCGTGGTAACCTGAAGCGTAACTATCGTAACTACCATTATAATAGTTTGCAAAAAGAGTGTGTTGATGGTTGCCACCAAAAGCCAGCATTTGACGATGGCTAGACCTTGAATCAATAGACATAGAAGTTACTTCTTCACCATTAACAAAACCTCTTTGTCTTTTAGCCGTGGTTCCATTTGGTGTATCCCAAACCCAGACTATATTGTACCAGTTTGTTTCATCTCGGTAGAGTGCGTTTGAATGAAAATAATTTCTTCCATAAGCATCAAACGCAAGTTGGAAGTCATTTGCTATGTGAGCAAAGGTAAAGTTAACCTCAGAACCTCCACCATAAGCATTAAAATAATATGCACCATACGAGCTATCGTTTAATTGAGTTCCTTTATACCAAGTAGAATAAGTGCCAGTAAATCTATCGCCAGTACTAGGCGTATAATATAAATAATTAGAATCACTAATATTCATTCTTAATGATTGTGTGGCAACTTTATTATAAAAACCTGTGCTTTCGTCACCTATACTTGATGGAGGAAGTAGACTCATCTTATGTTAAAGCTCCAGTTGCACCTACTAATATTGTATTATTACCACTTGATGCAGAACAATAATAAGTAAGCATGTATGTTCCAGCAGTTGTCAACGCTGTTAGAATATCTGCATTTATAGCAACACTAGCATGAGCGGATACAGTGTGACCACCAGTATTGATTAACATTACTGTTCCAGATTGTCCTTCCGCAGGATTAGTAAAGGTTAAAGTAAAATCGCCTGATGGAGTACATTTAAAAAAGTTGCTTACACTTAAATCAAAACTACCATCATTGTCTGTTGTTTGAGTTCCAGATGCTCTACCTGTAACAGTTACATCATCTCCTATGTTTAAGTCACCCGAAATATCTGCATCACCATTAATATCAATAGTGGTTCCATTTATTTCCACCTCTGAGTCTGAAACTAAATCTAAAACTCCATCTGCGGACTGGTGTATAAATGTTCCAGTATCACCAAAACATAGTTTATTAGTGCTATTTAAAGTTAAACCAGTGCCATCAGTGTGAGTCAATGTTGTGTCATTATCAGCACCAAAACCAAGCACTGCTGAATCACTGTCTAATTTAAGATCGTTACTAACTGTGACAGCAGTAGAAGCGTTCATGTCAATCGTGGCTTCACCATCTATTCTTAAAACACCATCAGAAGATTGTTGCACAAAACTTGCAGCATCACCAAATGTTAGTTTATTTGTACTATTAAGAGTAAGTCCAGTTCCATCTGTGTGTGTAAGTGTTGTATCTGTGTCAGCACCAAATCCTAAAACTGCACTATCTGACTTTAAAGTAACATCATCACTTACTATCAAATCATCATCTACAGTAAGATCCACGGCAGCTAAATGTGCAAAAGCATCAACCACTGCTGCACCAGAACCTGCTCCATCTAAGTAAACAACTTTTGCAGTACCTGGTGCTATTGTTACATTAGCTCCAGATCCTTGTGATATAATTATATTTTGTGAACCACTTGTTCCATTTTCAATAATATGCACTCTGTTTAAAGTGTTTGGTGCTATTGTAATAGTACAAGCAGAATCTAATGTTCCCGTGTATTTGATAAACATGGCTCTACCAGGATCACTAGAGGCATCTGCTACTGTGGTTGTATGAGTATCTGCATTTGTCGTTATGCTTTCTGTGCCAAAACCTAATGCTTCACCTATAAGTTCTAAATTGGTATTTGTTTTTGTACCCCAGTTACCCGACTGCTCTCCAGTCGCCATTTCTTCAAGTCTAAGATTATTTACAAATGTACTAGCCATATTACTTTCCTTTTGTTAAGCCGCCTCATAATTAGCGTTCTGTGACGGAGTTACCTCAGTATAACTCACAGAAACCTCATTGGCAATAATTCCATATAAATTTAAAGTCCCTAATGTTCCAGTGCCTGCAACGCCAGTTATCACAACATTTGATACGGCAAAACTTGCGGCAGTTCCTACTGAACCTGTAACACCAAAACCTGTAACGGATACAACAATAGGTATTACTCCTACTGCCGTTCCCACTGCACTTGTGCCTGCATTTCCAGTTGCAGCTAAATTAGATGCTCCAGTTACAACAGTACCCGTGGCACTGTCGGTGTTTAATTGTGCTCCCATCAGAGCGTGATTGGTACACTGGTAAAATAAGGTCGGAGCACCTATTGGCACAGTTATTTCTGTATAAGCACCAGCCTGTCCAGCAGTTCCATTTGTTGTTACACCCGTGGTGTACTGTGTTGTTTTATCAGCATCTTCATAAATAGCTATTGGATGCCCACCATTTGTACTATCTGATTGATCAAATCTGTATGTTCTACCCTCAATTAATGTAAGAACTACATCAGCAGTAGCCGTGCTACCACCAATCGCATATTTGTTTGTTGAACCTTGATTGTAGTAAGGATGATTAGAAGGATTACCACTCACTACAGTCACAATAAATGTAACAAGAGTTTGATCTGTATCAACGCCACCAGTTCCAGTTACGCCAGTAACAGAAACATTCGCAGTACCACTAACTGCTTCATCACCTAAATTAACAGTTCCTGTGACTGCATCTTCAACTACTTTAGCTCCAGCTGCAGCCAGTACGTCACCAACTGATCCTGTGGCTGCAAACCCAGTAGCTGCAAATTCTATTGAAGGTAAAGCAGTTGCAGTTCCTAATGAAGTAGTTCCGACTTGACCAGTAACCGCAGTTGTTATTGATGGCAGAACTGTTACACTTCCTAATCCAGTGGTGGCTGCAAATCCAGTGGCTGCAAATTCTATTGAAGGTGCGGCAGTTACATTTCCTAATCCAGTGGTTCCAGCTAACCCAGTTTCAACAACAACTACATTAGAAAACGCAACTTCATTACCAAGTTGACCAGTTCCTTCAACACCAGTTGGTGCAACTAAAGTTGTACCACTTTCAGTTGTAGTTCCTGCTTGAGCCGTGCCTGCTACATTTGTAACATTAACTACAGTTTGTGGAGCAGCAGATGCAGTTCCTACGGAACCTTGACCTTGTACTCCAGTAACTCCAAATATGCCTTGAGGTCTTGTAACCTCGTCACCAATTTGTCCAGAGCCTTGATTACCACTAGCACCAACAACTGATGTGCCAGTTTCAACTGTATTTCCCACTGCTCCAGTGCCTGCTACGCCAGTTTCTACAACAGTAGCTCCAGCAGTAACAGTTTCACTGCCTAAAGATGTGGTTCCAGCTACGCCAGTTTCTACAACTTTGGCTCCAGCCGAAACAGTTTCACTACCAACAGCAGTAGTTCCAGCAACGCCAGTTACTGCAAATGTAATTGAAGGAAGTACAGTTTCACTACCAAGTGCCGTAGTACCAGCAACGCCAGTAACTTCAACAGGTAAAGGAGCGTTCCACGCTCCTTGACCCCATGTGCCTCGACCCCAACCAGTAATGTTCGCCATTGGTTAGCCTTTTGTTAGGCTATTCTAATAATAGCGTTTGATGCGTCTGCTGTTGGAAATTGTATTGTAAATGTACCTGCTGTTGATGTTTTATTAGATGTAAAATCTAACACACATACTGCTTTATCGCTGTTAGTGTCATTATAAATTAACGCACCCATTGCAGTAATTGTGGCGGTTGTAAAACTTAAATCAGCAAAATCTGTAAAAGCAGTTGTACCAGATGTTGTTGGAGCAACTTTTGTTAAAGTTCCACCACCAGATGTGTATGAACCACTATTTGCTATTTCGCCAGTTGTTGTAAAAGCAGTTGTTGCCGCACCTAATGTCGCAGTTGTTGATGATTTACCACCACCACCTTCTGCATAAAGTGCAAGTTTAAACGCATTGCCATTAGTGGCAAAATTGTGTGTACCTAACATTAACTCTTTTTTAAATGCAGTACACATCGCTTGAGTTATAGCCATATCAGAGTCTCCTTATATATTCAGCCGTTTCCTTTTGACCACTTGATCGCAAGGCTTGAATAATACTAGCACGCTCTTCCTTTCTTGCCAAGATAATATAATGATACATGACTCCTTTGAGTTGTTCTTTAAATAATTTTGCTTGTTGTCTTACATGAGGTGGTGCATCATCAGAAACACTTGCAATCTTATCGACAGCAAGATCTGCTATCTGTTCGTTGGTTAATCCTCCTTGATGGGAGGTTTTGATATTCACACTACCTACCTCTGAAAAACTTACATTAAACATTTTTTTTCTCCTCGTAACTTAAGCCTGGTATGTCCTCTCTACCAATAAGATTAGGTTTTGAATCTAATGGCTCTGGAGGTTCTAGTTTTGATTTTTTAGTTATTAACATACTACCATTTGTTGCAGTGGATACAAGTGGATCATCTAATCTATGATACCCATACAGTTTTTGATCATCTGGCACATTCATATCAAGTAAAGAAGAGCTATGAGCTATATGTATTTTAATCTTTTTTGATATGGCTATGGCTAACCAAAACTCACAACAAGCTCTGCCAGCCTCTGCAAAAGCTACATCTTTATGTGTGAAGTCTATTCCATATAAATGCAAATCTGTAATATTTTGTATAATTGCATAAGCAATGGCATAAGACACAGTATTGTTAAAATAGGCATAACCACTTTTATGTATAACTTCTTGTAAAGGATATTCTATTACGTCTGGACATCTCTTATCTAAAGTACAAGAATAAATAGGTATGTCCATTTTTTTTGTTAATCTATCTTGCATTACATCTGTCTGTTTACCAGCATTAGGCGTATCAAGAAATCTTGATGGTGGATCCATCATAAAACATTTATCGTGATAAATAACACCAGACATGGAATTAATAGTCCACACTTCATCAAACTTTTCGCTTCGTATTTTAGCTAAAATGTATTCGTTGAAACTGTTGCCTAAAGCAACTATTGCTATACTTTTTTTCTTCATATAAGATACTATAAATTTTATCTTATAAATGTCAAGACTTAGGAACTCTTACCAAACCATCCCTATAAGAGTCAGAATAATTTCTACCCTCTGCATAAGTTTTAAGTCTACTCAAGGCTTCTGCATACCTTGTTTGATACAGTTGTATCAAGTCTGGTTCACCTTTCATAAAAGTATATGCTTCCACCAAAGAAGCATAAAGTAAAGCATCTGGTGCATTTGTACTGATCCATGTGCTTCCAGAATCATCTGTGTTCAACGATGCTGGTCTGTAATAATAATGTAACTCAACTGCAAAATTACTATTTGGTGTCGGTGCAACAATAAAATTGTTCACATCAAACTGTGCATAGTAAATAGGTAGTCCAGTTGTTGCTGGATTAGTAGTATATTCTTGGATGAAATTTACGTCTTTTTGTAATAAAAATACATTCTCACTACTAGCATTTACAAAAGATAGAGAGTGGGTAGCTAGATAATCAGAAGGTTTTTGTAAAAATTTATTACCACTCGTCATAGTTCCAGTGACATTTTTTCTAAAATAATCTAAATCTACAGACTTAAATATTCTCTCTTCTGCATTTGTAATAAAAAAAGGTATCTCTGCTACAAAAGTAGACTCGTCATTTTCAGTCCATTCTTTTATTGATTCTGTTAATGTGGTTAATGTAAAGCTCATGTTGTACTCACTGTCACTGTTCCAAGGCTAGTCGTAGCCGTAAAATTTGTTAACTTCTTTCCTATTATACCATCTCCAGCATTGGTGTATACTACAAATGAAACTAAGTCTGTATCTTGATTTGGTCTTGGTTCGTATAATGCTGTTGGATCTGGACCTGGATAATTAGGCTCTAACTGTGGGTGTTTAGCTTCATACTCGTCTGGACCCACCTTTAATCCATTCCATTCTTTTCTCATTTCACGAAGACGATAACGAAAACCAGAGCGATCTGAATAACCCCATGCTTTTCTACCACTTGCGTACCTAGCCATTAGTACCTCAAGTATGATATGTTCGGTGTTAATTTAAGTGGTGTACTATTAGCATCTTCAGAAGCTGCTCTTTGAAACTCTTCTTCGTAGACTGCTTTTAGTATTTGTATTCTATCTGGTGCTTTTTTCATCGATATATAATACGCCAGACCAGCTGCCATACATGGTAAAAACCTAAATGGTGCATCCGTTGTATTAACTAAAGTATCTGCATCTTGGATTCTTCTTACATAATAGTACACTAATGTGTAAGAAGTATCTGGTGTTGACCACAATGTAATCGTGGGAGTGATCTGTCTATCAAAGAAATACTGACTTGGTTGTCCACTATTGTCTTTGTTTGGTATTCTTAAATACTCACCACGACTCATTTGCGTAAGAGTAAAATCTGTACCAGAACTGTTTCTTAGTACGACCTCTAGTAAATCTACAAACTCACTATCTAATGTATAGACTGCTGTGCCAGATGTGACTGCCTTTGTTTCTTGTGTTACAGTCCATAAGTTAAGACCTCTATTTGCCCAATCAGCAAACATAAGATTCAAAGAACGTCTAGCTGTTCTAGCATCGTAACCAGTTCTTAACTCTAACCCACATCTTTCGTAGGCTTCTTCGATAAGCTCTGCTACATCTAAATCAAAATCTCTTGAGTTTGAAGTTGCCATTAGGCTTTACCGCCTCTTTTCATCCTTTTTCTCATAGTTCCACCACCCATCATTTTTTTACCACCAGGACCTACTTTTTTCGTTCCTGTTATAGGTTTGCCTCTACCCAACCCCTTCATAGGGTTTTTAATTTTATCTGTTATTTTCTTTTTGTTAGGCATCATTTTCTCCTTTTTCTAGTTAATGATTTCACTCTTCTTGGCTTACCTGCTGGCTGCCCTAATCTCTTCTTCTGTGCTATTCTACTACGTTTTTCTTTAGCTGTCATCTCTGATGCTGTTTTTGGAGTTTTAGAACTAATTCTCTTGGTGGGTCTACAATAAGGAGTACCACGCTTTTCACCCTTTTGACGACCACAAGGTTTACCAGTTCTTTGATCTTTCCAATCCTCCTTAAACCACCTTTTAAGTGCTAGACCCTTTTTTGTCTTTCGAACAGCCATTACGAATACTTCGTTTTCTTTCTTCTATTTGACATTATAGCTCCACAACCTCTGGCTATGTTAGGATTACTAGACTTTCGTTTAGTTCTTCTAACGGCTGCACCTTCTTTAGCTTTCATTGATTGCTCTCTGTCTACTTTTTTAATGGCAGCCATAAGACCACCATCTGCTTTTTTCTTCTTTTTACCACCAGTTCCATAGTTGGCTGCACCGACTTTTCTACATTTAGCAATAGCACCTGAGGCATATGCTGATGGAAAAACCTTATATCTGGCTTTTACTTTATGGTAACATGCGTCTTTAGGCATAATATCTTCCTTTCTTTAATTTCCAACAAGTGCAAAAAAAATCTTTTTTCTTACATTTGTGACATACTTTAAGTGGTTCACCCCTTACGACTTCTCCTTTTTTTAGAGGCACAATGTGCTCTTTCAGAAAACCCTTTAGGTCGTTTACAAT